GGCAGGTTCTTTGCCTTTGACCACTTTGGTAGCATTGAGAACGACGAGATACTGGATCGTGTACGCTACATGGCAAAGGCACTTGACTGCAAGTGGGTTATCCTTGATCACCTGTCTATCTTGGTATCAGGTCAGGAAGACAACGGCGACGAGCGTAAGTCCATCGACATACTGATGACCAAGCTACGATCACTAGTTGAGGAGACTAACATAGGCTTGCTACTTGTTAGCCACCTACGTAGACCTGGGGGTGATCGTGGACATGAGGATGGCCGTGAGGTATCACTCTCACATCTACGTGGCTCTGCATCTATTGCTCACCTATCTGATGCAGTCATTGGACTGGAGCGTAATCAACAAGCAGAGGATGACGTAGAAGCTAACACTACCACAGTACGTATACTCAAGAATAGATATACTGGTGAGACAGGTGTATCCTGCTACCTTCACTATGATCGTGACACTGGTCGTATGACACAGGTAGACAATCCATTCATGGAGGATGACAATGACAGTTAAGAAGAAATTTGACAAGGCTCTCTATGATATTGCTGATAAGAAAGCCAAGGAAGTTATGCTTGACTGGCTAGAAAAAAATACAAACTCAACAGACATTACAATGAAAGAGAATACATACTTTGATATTACATGTAGCATATCACCTGACCTGCCTCGGCACTTTTATGAGGTAGAAATAAAGTATTCTTGGAAAGATGCTTGGCCTAGCTCATGGAAAGATATACGTATACCCTACAGAAAGAAAAGACTTCTTGACAAATGGAAGAAAGATCACTATAATGATCTACTAACATTTGTTGTCCTCAGAGAGGATTGTAAACAAGCATGGTTCTTTGATGGTGACAGTGTTCTTAACTCTGAAGTTAAAGAAGTTTCTAATCGTAACATCCGCAAGGGTGAGATGTTCTTTCACCTTGAAACTAAAGATGGATATATAGTGGACATAGACTAATGGAAGCAATTGTAGACATTGAGACTGATGACTTAGATGCAAGTACAATACATTGCATTGTAGCTAAACATTATCAAACAGGAGAGATGCGTCAGTGGATTGGTGATCAATGTCAAGAGTTTGGTGAGTGGTCAAAGCGTATATCAAAGTTCATTATGCACAATGGTATTAGCTTTGATGCTCCCATTCTTAACAAGCTAACAGGTTCTACTATCGCACCTGCACAGGTACGTGATACTCTTATTGAGTCACAGCTATTTAATCCTGTGCGTGATGGTGGTCACTCCCTACAGTCATGGGGTGAACGCTTTGATTTTCCTAAGATAGACTACGATGACTTCAAGCACTACACACCTGAGATGTTAGAGTACTGTAAGCGAGACGTTGATCTTACCCATAAGGTAGCACAAAAACTAGAAGAAGAAAGTAAAGGTTTCTCTGATGCCTGTTATAATCTAGAGCGTAACATTAGAATTATTTTAGACAAGCAGCAACATAATGGCTTTGCCTTTAATCTTAAAGAAGCACAGATACTTCTTGCTAAATTAGAAGATGAGCAACATCAGTTAGAGAGTGATGCTAAAAAAGAATTTAAACCTACGATAAAAGAACTAAAAACAAAAACAAACATAGTACCATTTAATATTGCAAGTCGTAAGCAAATAGCAGACAGACTGATGGATCGTGGATGGAAGCCAGATAAACTAACAGATAAAGGTAATGTGATTGTTAATGAAGAAGTTTTATCTAAGATCAAGATGCCATAGGCTGAGATGTTTAGTCGCTACTTTCTTCTTCAAAAAAGAACTGGCCTTCTCAAGTCATGGATAAAAGAATGTGATGAAGACTTACGTGTACGTGGTAGGGTTCTCACTCTACGTACAATCACTGGTCGTATGGCACACAACAAACCAAACATGGCACAAGTACCAGCAGTTTATAGCCCCTATGGTAAAGAGTGTCGTAGCCTATGGACAGTATCTAATCCAGAAACCCACAGGCTTGTAGGTACTGATGCTTCTGGCCTTGAGCTTAGATGTCTTGCACACTACATGAATGATGCTACCTTTACACAAGAGGTTCTTACTGGTGATGTACACACCGCTAATCAACAAGCAGCAGGACTAAGGACTAGAGATCAGGCAAAAACTTTTATCTATGCCTTTCTTTATGGTGCAGGTCCAGCCAAGATTGGTAAGGTAGTAGGTGGCTCTGCATCTGATGGTCAAAAACTAATTCAAAAGTTTCTACGAAACATGCCAGCACTCAAGAAGCTACGTGCTAATGTGCAAGAGGCTGCACAGTCTGGTAGTATTCCAGGTCTTGATGGTAGGAGACTACATATTAGATCAGAACATGCTGCACTAAATACTTTATTACAGGGTGCAGGTGCTATCATATGTAAGCAGTGGCTCCTAGAAATGGACAATAGAATACGAAAGACTGGCCTTGATGCTAAACTTGTAGCCTCTATACACGATGAGTATCAGTTTGAAGTAGCAAAGCCTGATATTAAACGCTTTACACAGATTACTAAAGATGCTATGTACAGAACACAAAAAGCATTTAACTTTAAGTGTGATCTCGATTCCGATTATAAAGTTGGAAATAATTGGGCAGAAACACATTAAAGTTATTGACAATACCATATCGCTGTGGTATAATACGTTTGTTGTTTATTAGTAGTAGACACCAAACATTAAAACGAACCCTAAAACGAACCCTAAAGGAGAATATAAATGGAATGGTTAGACCCTGTTGTTTTTTCTGGCAAGTGTCATTATGCTTGCATCACCGAACCTAATACAAAGTTTGAACCTGTGTGGTCAATTCTTGTTGAAGTAGATGATGACAATCGTAAGACTATTGAAGATGCTAATCTTACTATCTCCAATAAAGATGACATTGGAGATTTTGTTAGATTAAAACGTAAGGTCTTTAAACAAGACGGTACTAAGAAAACTCCTCCCAAGGTTGTAGATTCTCAGAATAATCCTTGGAACTCTGATAAGAAAATTGCTAACGGTAGTACTGTAACGGTAAAAGTTACTCCTTTTAAATATGATGGTAACTCTTCTCGACCTGCTGGCATATCCGCTAATCTTGATGCTGTACAGATTGTTAATTTTATTGAGTATCAGTCTCAAGACTTCGCCCCCGTAGATGGTGGGTATGTTCAAGAAACAGAAGAAGTACCCTTTTAATATAAGGAGCAATGAGGGGGATGGGATTACCCTGTCCCCCTTTTTCTATTAACATGAAAACAATTAAAACTTTAGTAGAAGATATTTATAACCTGTTCTCTCTTAATCCTGTTACAATGTCAGAGGAAGAAGTTGATAAATACATTGATAACTTTGGAGAAATGGTTAAGCTGCACACTAAAAAATTTTTATACGATGAGGAATCTGTAGATAAAAAACTTAGACTATCTCAAATAGGTAAACCAGACAGACAGTTATGGTTTAATATTAATTTAAATAAAGGACGTGAGGAGCTTTCACCAAGCACACGCATTAAATTTTTATATGGTTACATTCTCGAAGAGTTTCTTTTGATGTGTGCGTCCATTGCTGGTCACGATGTTAAGGATCAGCAGAAAGAAGTTAATGTTGGTGGTGTAGTAGGACACCAAGATTGTATTATTGATGATGTTCTTGTTGATGTTAAGAGTGCATCTACTAGTTCATTTAGAAAATTTAAACAAAACAAACTTACAGAAGATGATCCCTTTGGTTATATCGCACAGATATCTGCATATGCCCAAGCAAATAATTTAAAAGAGGCTGCTTTTTTAGCCATAGATAAATCAACTGGAGAGCTTACACTAGCCCCAGTTCATTCAATGGAGTTTATAAATGCTGAAACAAGGATTAACCATCTTAAAAGAATGGTTGTTAGCGATGTTATCCCTGATCGCTGCTACGATCCTGTTCCTGATGGCAAGTCTGGTAATTCTAAGTTACCCGTTGGTTGTGTTTTTTGTTCTCATAAAAGAGAATGTTGGTCAGACGCTAATGCAGGAAGAGGGATACGTGTCTTTAAATATGCACAAGGTAAAAGATACTTGGTTCAGATTGGCAAAGAACCTGATGTCCCTGAAGTGATTGACTGGTAATGCACTGGAAGTACAAAAGAAAACCAGACCCTACCTCACACTTTGGATTTGTTTATATTATCACAAATAAGAAAACATCTAAATGCTATATAGGATGTAAACAATATTTCTATACAAGAAAAAAGAAAAAGGTAGAATCAAATTGGAAAGTATATACTGGTTCTAGCAAACACCTGAATGAAGACATAAAGAAACATGGCAAAAGAAACTTTAAGTTTGAAATTATAGGTGAGTATAAAAATAAACGTAGCTTAAAATATTATGAGTGTTATTATCAAATGATTAATCACGTACTAACAAAAAAACTAGAAGGCACTGATGAGCAAGCTTACTACAATAACTATGTAGGTGGTAAGTTCTACAGGCCCGTACAAGAGCCGCCAGATGATTGATGATATATTACAAGCTGAATCTTTATATGATCTAACAAATAAAAATCCTGATAGGTCACTCAACCTTGCAATTATTTTACAAGCACTGCTTGACTTATCCAAACCAGAGAAGTATAATGAGCCGCATGAAACATCCCTGTATAGAGATCAGGCGATGGCGTGGGTCTTTGCATCTGTAGGTACAACATGTGAAAACTTTCATATAACATGTGAGCTTGCTGGTGTAGAACCAGACACAGTTAGAACTTTTGCTTTACGAGTAACCCTATCGGAGAATGTAGATGACATCAGACAAAAACTTCACTCCTTCTTGTGATACTATGGAGAGGCAGGTAGGTGGTGATCATTATAAAGACTGTGGTATACAACCTGTTGAGTACATACATGCAAATGACCTAAACTATTTTGAAGGTAATGTTATTAAATATATTACTAGACACAGAACGAAAGGAGAAGGTAAAAAAGATATAGAGAAAGCTATACACTATGCCGAAATGATTTTGAAATTTTATTACA